GTCTTACAACTTCATGATAGATTTCCAGAGCTTTCAAAGTCTCAGGTGTTTCTACCCAAGACCACTCTTCAGTCCTTCCTTTTTTGTCAATTTTCTCAAATTTTTTATTAGTCATTTTTTATAAAAATTCCTCGATTGTATTATACCACAAATACACCATTCTTTTCAAGAAACTTAAGAGTGTCTTTTAAACTACCAATGTGAGCATATCCTATTGAGATTTGTGGATATTCAGCGTTCTCACCAAATTCAGACTCAAATGATTTTTGGCTGAAATGGTTATTCAACTTGTATTCTAGAATCTTTGAATTTAAAGATTCAAAAAGACTTTTAGCCCTTTCTGATTCTTGATTCCCATTTGTGTATATCACTACTTTCATGAGTTCAGTTCCTTTGCCTCCAGTCATCGATATTTAGGGAAAAAATAGGGAGATTCCTGGATTTTGCCAGGATCTCCCATGTGGCGACGATACATCTTATTTAGAGATAATCTTTCCTTTGATGATGCTCTGGGACAATCTTACCGAGTGTAATACTCAGTAACCCATCCTCAAAAGTAACTGATCTAACTTCCGTTTCATCTGAGAGTGTCCAAGATCGGGTGAAAGATCTCTGAGCCACTCCTCTGTGGATGTATTCTGTTTCAATTTCTTTGTCTTCTTTTTGTCCTTCGACAAAGAGTTTACCGTCTTGTGTGTAGACATTGACTTCCGATTTTTTAAATCCTGCTAATGCAAGTTCTAGTCTAGATTCTGTATTATTAATCGTGACTAGATTGTATGGTGGATAATTACCTGCCGTTTCGTGTAGAGTTGTGATACGATCGAAGTAATCTTCCATACCAATACTGTTTCTATTTATGAGATCTAGAAACTGATTCAAATTTGCGGCATTGTATTTCATTAAGTTAGTCATTTTACTTCTCCTTCTTGAGCGAGATTTGATTGTGTGGACCCCGAAGGCATCCACTATTAACGATACAAAAAAAGATGATGTAGTAATAACCACACCATCTTATATGGGTTTCCGACTTTTGAAGCGACCGCACGAAAGATCGCAATATTATTTATTCATCTTCCTGAGTCTTACCTTTCTTACCAATATTATACTTCTGTTGCAGATTCCACTCATTCTTATCTCTGTAAGGAAGAACTTTAATCTGATTTAATGGTGCAATATCAAGAATTAAATCTTCCTTTACAACTTGAATCAAACCCCAGTCAACAAGAAGTCTGGTAATACGGTTTCTTCTCTGAACATCATTCACTGTAAGATTTGCATACTTACCATCAAGTGCAAACAGTTCTTTGAAGTGAACAATATAATACTTACCTTGTTTATGGAGGATATGGCAAGATTGATAGAGTTTCTTTTCCTTACGAGAAGCTACACCAATTCTTGTGAGTGTTTCACGGACCTTAAGAAAATCATCAGGTTCATTTAACCTAACCTCAACCATTTTCTCTTGAGACCAATTAACCTGAGGTTCAACAGTTTGATTCATTTTTTTCCACCAGTGTCAAGTCGTTGTTTAATAAATTCAATTTGTTCATGAGATAAAATTTTCATTACCTGAGATGCTTTTTCATTACTATAACCATAGTAACTCTTTACATATTCAAGATCTGTGATCTTATCCTTTCGAATCCAAGGAGAAAACCTTTTCTTCTTTCTCAGAATATTTATATAAAAATTATATTGTATATCTTTATCTAAGAAATGATACTTATTCATTTCATTAGCAAAGAGAATACAATCAAGATGACCTGACAGACATTTATTTACAATAAAAGGAGGATAATCCTTCTTGAGAGATGGATCCTCCTCCAAAAGATTTTTCTTTGTAAAATTAATTGAGTTTAACCAATCCTTAAGTTCCATATCAAAGAATCAACTTTTTATTAGGTGTTGTAATTGGAGAAAAAATCTTTTCATAACTCTCCACTACTTCATCTCTGGCATCACATTGATAAACAATAAATTGTTTGTCAATTGTCAACGTTGTCTTATCTTTTTGGAGGACGGACCAGGGTCCAAAACCAACTTGTCCAGATGCATTAGGAATTGCTACAAGTGGGTTCTCAATCTCAATAGTGTTTTCATCTTCATTGATGAGGGTAAAGATAACTTCCTCACCCGTGTTCATACGAAATACTTTAACGTTCATTTTAATAAATTATTTAAAATTACATTCAACCATAATTTCCGTCAACGCCGCCAGAAGATTAATTTCTTGATCTGCGACGAACGCAATTTGATACTGATACTTAGCAATAATAAGGACAGCAGCAGCAATACCAGGGCCGTCCAGGGCATTATAACAACCATCGTAAATGCGGCGAAGAAGTAAAGAAGGATCATTGTCCAAGTTATTAACGACCCACTTCCGTACTTCAGGAAAGTTTTTTTCTTTGAGGTTTTTAAAGAGATCATCTGTTTTTACATCACTAAAGGTTGCTAGAATTCCAGTGTCAATTTTACCACTAACAGAATATCTTTGACACTCGTTAAGAACACGTCTCCAATCTGGGAAGTGTTTGTTGATAAGTTCTACAAGAACTTTTGGATCATATTCCACACTCTCCGTCTCAAGTATAGACCGGAGACGGTTGAAAAACTTCGCTGCAAGTTCTTGTCGTTCTTTTCCTTTAAGGGAGAAGTCAATGACGGCACAACGGGAGTGGAGAGGTTCAATGATTTTGTTTTTGTAGTTACATGTAAAGACGAATCTACAATTACCAACAAATTCCTCTGTAAACGCCCTAAGGGCGAGTTGTACATCCGGGGTTGTGTTATCTGCCTCATCAATGATGATGACTTTGTGTTTAGCATCTGATGAAAGTGATACGGTCGAAGCGAAATTCTTTGCATTGTTTCTGACAGTATCAATGAATCTACCTTCGTCGGATCCATTAATGACATAAACATCTACTCCAAGTTCATTACAAAGTGCTTTAGCTACAGTAGTTTTACCACATCCAGGAGGCCCAGAAAGAAGAAGATTAGGAACTTCACCCCTCTGAAGAAAATCCTGAAATGTCTTTTTAATACCTTCTGGGAGGATACATTCTTCAATTGTTTGTGGACGAAATTTTTCAACCCACACAAATTCATTACGACTCATCACATTTCCTCAATTCAAAAGAACCATCTTTACGGTCAATCCATTCTAACATATCACCCTCTTTCCATCCAGTTTCTTGGAGAATTTCTTCTGTGAATGTTAGAACTCCATCATCATCAATAATCAATGTTGTTTTCATACCCATTCAGGTTTACGGTTAGGTAATCGAAGGTAATTATCCTTTACCCAAGGTTTAGATGCAATATACATCTTATACTTTGTATAGATATCAACAGTTTCATCATACTTGAACTCATCAGGTCCTGCAAACACAAAGGGTTTAGGACCCTTTCCACTACGTCCTGTAGGATCTCCAGTAGGAAGAATTTCTTTTGCAACATTCAGAGTTGTAAAACAGGTATGGACTTTACCATAACGAGCAGCATACTCCGCACATAGAGCAAATCCATGAGAGAGTAACCACTGCCAGTTCATCACAAAATCATTTGCCCAGATGGTACAAGGATGATTACGAAAAGCACCCTTCTCAGTAGCATAAGGAGTACCATCTGCTTTAGGAAGAGTACCGAAACCATGTCCCCATTTGTCAGAACATACAATAGCAAGCATCTGACAAGTCTCTAAAGGCATCTTGACGATATGTTTATCAGGTAGAACCCTAGCAGACTTCCAAGGATCGGGGTCAGTCACGAAGATGTTCATTCTAAAGGTCTCAAAAATTCATTTGAAATAATATCACTTGCCTCAAGTGCAAGTCTCATATATTCTACCGCATCTTCTGGTTTTGTGTGTTCTCCACATGTAAAAACGTCACACACTGCCATACCTTTTTCAGGCCAGGTATGAATGCTGATATGTGACTCAGCAAGCATCCCGACACATGTTACACCCTGAGGTTCAAACTTATGAGAGTTTAGTGCGAGAAGAGTGGATTTAGTAATCTCAGATGCATTACGAACAACTCTATTGATGGTCAACTCATCATTGAGAGACCACTCATTACATCCCTTCAAAGTAAAAAGAATATGTCTCATCAACCAAAAGTAGAATCTGGTTCAAGAGCGATATAATAACAAAGATCGTGATTCTGACTCGTAAACCTAGAAAGAAGTTTGGAAGAAACTACAACATCATAGGTTCCAGGAAGGATCTTCAAATTCTCCTCTTTGAAATTAAACACAAAGTCAGAATTGGTTTCACCAACTTCAATGTCAAACTTGTGAGAAGTATCATTCTTCTTATCACGAACAACCAGTTTCACAATACCATCTTCACCAATAACAGAAATATCTGGAAGTTGATAAACAGAAGATGCTTTCTTAAGTTTCTCAAGTTGTTGACTTGTGATTACGAAACTCACATCTTCAGTAGGAAGTGAAATTTCTTTTTCAGGAGGAGAAACAATCACTGTAGGATCTGCAAAGAAGTACTTGGACCTCATCTTTCCTTCTTTGATGAGAACATACTCATTATTTGTAAAATCAAGATCTGGATTTGAGTGGAGGCTCAAACCATTCAAAAATTGATTGAGATCATAGATACCAAAATCTTTAGGAATATCTTCCGTAATTGTTGCTTCTGCAAGAATATTCTTCATAACAGAAATAGATCTCAGTTTGTTACCTTCCTTGAAAAGAATCGATTGATTGATCGAAGAAAAGTTTTTGAGAAAATTGACAGTAGTTTCAGACAGTTTCATGTTCATTGGTTGTAAGTTTCACGTTGTGCATTGCGATCGTTGAAATTCATGAGAAGAACTGCATAATGCAGAACCTTCATGATATCCATACGAGCAGTGCCTTTTTTATCATATCGAGAAGCATACTTCAGAATGTTAGATCTACAGAATGCTTCACCATCACCACATGCCTCAATCAAATCCAGTGTTTGGATCTTATCATCACCAGCAGAATAGTGTTGACTGTAAGTTCCTCGAATATATTCAAGGAGTTCTTTTACAATCTTCTCTTCATTGTACTTCCAGTGATTTGGAGAGTTTGATTCTCCATTAACATAATCATTTTCGTTCATCGTATTTCCAATAATTTGCAAATAATCATCATCACTACTATAAATTCCATAGTGATTTTTCCAGTAATTGTCCCAGAATTCACTTTGACAATTTGATTCGGAGTTTTCCATATTAGATTATATCAAGAGAAGTTTTCAGAGTCAAGAGATCATTTTTCAGAAGGCATTTGGAACTCAGAATCTACTTTATCATAAAGTTCCATAAAAACTTGTTTGGTTTCATCATCAAAACGATTCAGACATACCTGAATTGCTTTTGCTTTATCACCAAAAATTTGAAATGCTTTGATGATATGAACCAAACGACGGGTACTGATAATCTCGTCAATACCACCATCATAGAAGGTTTTACGAATAATGTCACCCCAATCTACAAGACGGGTAATAAAGTTATCATCTTTAACACCAAGAGACTCAGCAACCTTCATCAGAATCTTTGATTCATTGGCAGGAGTAGGATATTCTTGCTCAAAAGTCACAGGGAATCGTTCTAGAAATGCTTCGTTGAGAACGTTGGTTCCAATAAATCGTCCGTCGTCTGATCCTTTAC